TGCTGCTATGATTGCAAATACTACAGGTGCGAATGGCACAGCAGTAGGCGGTTTAGCTTTAGATGCTAACACCACAGGAGCAAACAACACAGCAGTTGGAAAATCATCTTTAAGTGCTAATACTACAGGAACACAAAACACCGCTGTAGGAACAGGTGCTTTAGATGCTAATACTACAGCAAACAATAACAACGCTTTTGGTTACGATGCTTTAGGAGCAAATACCACAGGAGCATTAAACTCTGCTTTTGGAGAAGAAAGTTTATTAGCAAATACCACAGGTAGTAGTAACACTGCTATTGGTTCAGCAGCACTAACCGCAAACACCACAGCAAGTAATAACACAGCAGTTGGTAGATTAGCTTTAGCAGCAAACACTACAGGTGAAAAAAATACAGCAGTTGGTGCTAATGCTGCAGATGCAATTACTACAGGTACTGCAAATACTTCTATTGGGTTAGAGTCTTTAACTACTCTTACAACAGGGTCAAACAATACAGCAGTTGGAGAACAAGCGTTAGCTGACAGTACAACTTCAAGCAACAACACAGCAGTAGGTCGTAAAGCCTTGAAAGAAAATTCTACGGGTGATGATAATACTGCTGTAGGCAGAGAAGCTTTATTAGAAAATACTACAGCTTCTGGTAATGTAGCTATTGGAAATCAATCTTTAAGAGAAAATACAGAAGGACATACAAATACTGCAGTTGGTTCATCGTCTGGTCAATCTATAACAACTGGTGATGAAAACGTAACAATAGGTCATGGTGCTTTGGATGGCGGCACAACTGTTAATGGCAACACTGCTGTTGGCACAGATACAATGGGTTCAGCGTCTTATTCAGGAAGTTACAACACAGCAGTTGGTTATAACGCTATGTTAGTTGCTACGAGTGTCTCAGGAACAACTGCAATAGGAAATCAAGCTTTAGATGCTTTAACCACAGGAGATAATAATACTGCTGTAGGTGCTGGTGCGTTGGGAGCATGCACTACAGGGACTAACAATACAGCTTTGGGTGTATTTGCTTTGTCTACTGCAACTACTGCAACAGACAACACAGCAATAGGACAAGATGCACTAACTGCTGTTACAACTGGTTCAAGAAATGTAGCAGTTGGAGAAGATGCAGGTAAAAATGTTACAACTGGTCAAGAAAACGTCTTAATAGGAAGGGATTGCGGAGACTCTTTAACCACAGGAAACCAAAATGTTGCTATAGGTATGGAGTGTTTTATAGATGCTACAAGTGCGTCTGAATCTGTTGCTGTAGGATTCCAAGCATTAGAAAATGCTACAGGAGGTAGTAACACAGCAGTAGGCTACAAAGCTGGTGAAGATGTAACAAGCGGTACAAATAACTTTTTCTTTGGCAAAGAAACAGGTCGATCAGGAAGTCCGGGCGGTTCGATTACTTCTGGAAATAATGAAGGTGTTTTGGGTAACTCAAATGTAAGTAAAATAAATACACAAGTATCAATTACAGTAGCCTCTGATGAAAGAGACAAAACAGACTTTCAACCTTTAAATGCAGGACTAGACTTTGTAAATCAATTAACTCCTTATACTTACTATTGGGATAAACGTACTAACTATGTAAATTGGGAAGAAAATCCAGATACAGATTTAGATACGATAGAACATGATGGAACTCATAAAGAAGATTGGATGGATATTGGATTCAAAGCACAGGACGTTATAGCTTTAGAAAAAGCAATAGGACATGACTTAGAGGACAAAACAAATCTTGTATCACAAAGAACAAGTGATGGAAAAATGTATCAACTTCAATATGAAAAGTTTGTACCTATATTAGTAAAAGCAGTACAAGAACTTACAGCTAAAGTTGAAGAACTAGAAAAAAACTAAAAGGAGAATAATATGGCTGAAACAGTAGCACAATGTTTAACGAAAGCAGAAGATAGCGTAACAGTTATTGATGATATAAATACTAATGGCAATAAATCATTACATGCTGGTGGTGAAACAGATTCCGAAGGTAATGCTATTGCAGGCTCATGGTCACAAGCAGATATAAATGCAAGAGTGCAACAAAATGTTGATCACTTAGAAATAATATTATCTTATGATGGAACTAATGATACACCTAATGTAGTAGGTTCATCTAGTAGTAAGAAAACTAATTGCACTAATGCTATTAATACAGGTAAAGCATATATTGCAGCTAATTCTTAAAAGACTAAAATATTAAGAGTCTTTTAAAATGCCATTAACTAGATATACATTCAAACCGGGCATAAATAAAGAAGGAACTTCATATAGTAATGAAGGTAATTGGTTTGATGCTGACAAGATAAGATTTCGTGCTGGTCGTCCTGAAAAAATTGGTGGATGGGTAAAAAAAAGTTTTAATTCTTTTTTAGGCTCAGCAAGAAAATTACATCAATGGGTTGCTCTAGACACAGATAAATTTATATCTTTAGGTACTAATTTAAAATTATATCTATTAAAAGGTAATACTTTCCATGATATAACTCCTATAAGAGCAACAACTACTAATGGTGTTACCTTTGCAGCTACTAATGGTAGTTCTACTATAACCGCTACTGATTCTACTCATGGAGCAAACAAAGGGGATTTTGTTACATTTGCACAGGCGGTATCATTAGGTGGCAATATAACTGCTGCTGTTTTAAATCAAGAGTACGAAATAGATAGTGTTACAGATGTAAATACATTTACGTTTACAGCTAAAGACACATCAGGTGATACAGTAACAGCTAATGCAAGTGATTCAGGTAATGGTGGTTCAGGTGTAGATGCATCTTATCAATTAAATATAGGCTCTGATTTTTATGTTAGTGGTTTTGGTTTTGGTTCAGGTACTTGGGGTCAAAGCACATGGGGTGGAGGTATAAACAGTTTTGCCTCACAGCTTAGATTATGGAGTATGGATAATTTTGGAGAAGATTTAGTATCAAATCCTAGAGGTGGTAGTATTTATTATTGGGATAAAACAAATGGTGAAACTACTAGAGCAGTAGAATTTTCTAGTTTATCTGGTGCATCTGATACACCAACTGTTGCTAATCAAATTATAGTTTCAGAAATAGACAGACATATTATATGTATGGGTGCAAATCCTATAGGAAGTGCAACACAAGACCCTATGCAAATAAGATGGTCAGATCAAGAAAATGCAGCACAGTGGACACCTAAAACAAATAATACTGCTGGTGGGTTAAGATTATCAGCTGGCTCAGAAATTATAGGAGCAATAAGAACAAGGCAAGAAATAGTTATATTTACAGATACAGCTTTATATTCTATGCAATTTATAGGACCACCCTTTATATTCGGAGTAAATTTAATAACTGAGGGTACAAGTATGGTATCACCCCAAGCATGTGTGAATGCTAATAATGTAATTTACTTTATGGATCAGGATAATTTCTATATGTATTCAGGAACAGTTCGTTCTTTACCTTGCACAGTAAGAGCATATGTTTTTGATGATTTTAATCTTTCACAATCATATAAAGTTTTTGCTACAAGAAATGCACAGTTTAATGAAGTATCTTGGTTTTATTGTTCAGGCAGTTCAAATGAAATAGATAGATATGTTACTTATAATTATTTAGAACAAAATTGGACAATAGGAACTTTGGTTAGAACATCTTGGATAGATGCTGGAGGAGCAACTGCAAATCCATTAGCTGCGGGTAAAACTAGCACAAGTGGTAATTTTATTTATGAACATGAAGTAGGTTCTAATGATGATGGTTCTGCTATGACTGCATTTGTTGAGAGTGCAGATTTTGATACTGGTGATGGAGATCAATTTATGTTTATAAAAAGATTGATACCTGATGTAGCTTTTATAGGAACAGATACAGAACCAGAACTAACGTATTCAATAAAGACTAGAGACTTTCCTTTAGGGAGTTTAAACACTGCAACGAGTGCAACAGTAACTAATACAACTGGCGTTGCATACATAAGAGCAAGGGCTAGACAAATGCGAGTAAGAATAGAAAGCACAGACGTAGATAATAGTTGGAGACTAGGTGATACAAGATTTGATATAAAGGTGGATGGTAGAAGATGAGTGAAATATTTAATGTAAACACTCCATTAGAAATACCACCTGAAGAGTATAGTTCAGATTATATGCGCAGACTTATAAACCAACTGCGTTTAAACTTTGTACAATTAGATTCACCAGATACTATAAGAGAAGTATCACAAGCATTTGATTGGTATATTTCATAATGGCAAATAGATATACAGAAGTATTAACAACATTAGCATCAACAGATGCAACAAGTGTATATACTGTTCCAGACAATAAAAGTGCCATAGTTAAAACATTAAGTGCTTATAACTCTGATGGTAGCAGTGCATATAGTTTAACAGTAGAGTTGACAGATACTAGCGAAAGCACCACAGTTACTTGGGATGTAGAGTCAATAGCAACTAATACACGTAAGGGTTTTTTAACTAACGGAGAGGTGTTAGTTTTAGATGAATTAGATATAATAAAGCTGACTGCAAGTTCAGCGAATAAATTTCACATCGTAATAGGTGTGTTGGAAATAGATTAGGAGACCACTATGAGTAATTTTCCATTACAAAATGCAGCAGAGCAACTAGCTAAACAGGGGAGATATGGCGATACCATGATGGTACACATGAACCCTATAGAAGTAGATGCTTTAGCAAAATTATCACCAACAGGTCAGTTAACCATCAACCCACAGACAGGGCAACCAGAGGCGTTTCTGCCACTCATAGGGTCATTGATTGCACCAACACTATTAGGTAGTACAGCATTAGGTGCAGCATTAAGTCCATTAGCAGCATCTGCAATAGGAACTGGATTAGGAACTGTTGCTGAAGGTGGTAGTCTTAAAGAAGGTATAACAGCTGGATTAACAGGCGCAATCACAGGTGGTTTACTAAAAGGTTTTATGCCCGGAACAGCTACTGAAATACCTTCTGTGGGTGATACAGCAGCTACTACAGATAAATTGTTACAAGCACCTGAGTTTGTAGAAGCTACAGGGGGTTCAGGAATGTTACCCGGTGCTACTTTAAATGAAGCGGGACAAGAAGCTTTGAATGTTTTGCAACCCGGTACAACTTCTGTGCCTTTTCAACCAGTTAATACATTGGCTGATTTACCAGCTGCACGTGCAGGAACAGAGGGTTTCTTTAGTAGATTAGGACAGAATTTAGGATTTTCTGGTGGAGCAACACCTGAACAATTAGCAGGTAATCCTAATTTAATGACTCAATCACAGGCTTTTACAACACAGGCTTTACCAGCAGCAGCATCAGGATTGGTAGGCGAGATGTATGTGCCTATGGATTTTAATATGCCAGAGGAAGAGGACCCATTTGGTGATTATGAAGGTCCTTATGTGCCACAAGAAATGAGGACTATGATTCCGGGAAGTGGAGGCAACCCATTAGCATCAGCATTCCAAGGAGAGCAACAGTTAATACAAGGCAATCCTTTACCAATAGGTGATGAGTTTAATTTTAACGATGGTGGTAAAGTAAATAATCCTTTTGATTTTTTACCTTCAATGTCAGGTTTAGCATTAGCTGGTAATATGGCAGAAAGTGGCGCAATGGGTTTATTGCCTATGGCAATTAACATGTTTAAAGATGACGAAGATGAAAAAGATAAAGAACCAACAATGAAAGAAAAAGAAAATCAACGTCAATTTATAGGAACTGTACCAATGGATATGATGCAAGGTATGGATGCTATGCAAGTACCTACAGATATGTTGAATGATGGCGGTATGCCTTTGCAAAATCCTGAAAAAGCTGATCTTGATAATGATGGTGAATTATCTTCATATGAAAGAACAAGAGGTAAAGCTATTGAAGAAAATATGAAAAACATGGGTGGTCTTATAAAGATGGCTAATGGTCGTACACCCGCACAAGCAGAGATAGAGGAGAGTGCAGAAACTTTAGAGCGTAGAAGAATAGATGACGCTATAAGAAAACAATTCCAAGAAACTATGTCAGCACCTATGGTTGATCCAAGACTAGGTAGAATGGCTGATCCTATTAGTACACCTGTACCAAGAACTTTAAATGATGTGATGACACCACAGCCTTTTCAAGCACCATCATTAGCAGATATAAGGAGAATGCAAAGTGCATCATTAGATAGAATGTTTGTACCAACAGACCCAGATAATCCGATAGATAGAGGTATGGCTACATTTAACAGACGATTCAATCCTATTGTTAGAGGAATAGAAGCGATCTCGCCTGTATTAACTAAAGGAGGTTTAGAATTGTATGAAGCTATAGACGAATTTAGGAAGAGAGATAGGTAATGGGAATGAAAGGCACTAAAGGTGGTGCAGGGAATATTGATCCCACAGCAGGATTATTTAATCCTTTTCCTATAGGACCTAGAGGTGGAAGAACTGCTGGAAAAGTAGGAATGCCGTTTGGAAGAATACAGCCTGTGCTGCCTTCATTACAACAACAATATTCTTCTTTGAATCAAGGTGTTCAAGGTTTTCAACCTTTAGGTATAAGAGGATATACACCTCCATTATTTGCACAACCATTTGGAGGATTTAATCCTTTTGGATTTAATACATTTGGAGGCAATCCTTTTTTTCAAGCCATGAGTACACTAGGAAGTATTAGTCCTACATCAACAGTTACACAAACAACAAATCCTGTTAATACGATACCTGACAATATACAAGCAATTATTGATGCTCAAGAGCCTAATATAAATATGATGGAAGGCGTACAAAGACAAGAGCCAATTTATCAAACACAAGTAGTAGAGGGTGGTGCAGATATAAGAGTTCCTGTGCAAGCTACACAAAATATACCTACAGCACAAACAGCACCATTACAAACGATTGATCCAATAAATATAACTCAACAGTCATTGCCTATGTCAACAAGTCCTGTAGTGGGTAAAGCAGGCGGTGGAAGAGTACAAGGCTTTGCTGAAGGTGGTATGCCTGAACAAAATCAAACAGCAGATAGATTAGAAGAAGAAACAATTATGGCTTTGATGGGTAAACATCCTAATCCAAAAGAAGTATTTATGAGATATATGGAAGTCTATGGTGAGAATGGTTTAATGCAATTAGCTACAGAGGTAGAAGAAATGATGTCAACAGATGGACGTATGATAGATGGTCCGGGTGGTGGAGTTGATGATTTTGTGCCTGCAATTATAGATAATATGCAACCAGCAGCTTTATCTAAAGATGAATATGTAATACCAGCAGATGTAGTAGCACATGCAGGTGATGGATCAAGTGAAGCAGGTGGCAGAGAATTTGATAGATTAGTAGCTAGAGTTAGGAAAGCAAAAACAGGCAACACAACACAGCCTGAACAAATAGAGTTTGAAGAAGAAATACAAAAAATAACATAATGAAAGTTTATTTAGTACCACAAGAATATGTAAGAGATATCTATCCACAGATAGAAGAGTACATAGATAGAGTAGTGCCTACATCAAATGGTAGGTTCGATAAGATAGATTTGTTGCATGATATTATAGTGGGCAAGGCTACTTTGTGGACTGTGGTTGATGAAGAAGAGGATAATAAAATTTTTGGAATAATTTTTACAGAAATAACTTCATATCCAAGAAGAAAGTTTTTATCTATAACTTTTGCATCTGGTGATAGGTTAGATGAGTGGATGAACGAATCGTTAAAAGTTTTAGAAAATTGGGCAGTAGATAATGAATGTGAATCTATGGAGATAACAGGTAGAAAAGGATGGGTGAAAAAATTAAAACCCCATGATTGGGAAGAAGAATTTGTAATAATAAAAAAACAAAATTTAAAAAAGAATAATTTAGAAGTTGTAAAAACGGAGAAAGATAATGGGAAAGAGTCGAGGAAGCAGTCAACCCCAACAGTCAGAGTCAAGGGTATATCAGAGTCGACTGCCTGAGTACGCTGCTCCTTTCTACAAGAATCTTGTAGGCAGGGCGCAAGCTTTATCCTATGAGGATTACATACCATATCAAGGTCCAAGAGTTGCTGGGTTTTCACCTGAAACATTAGGTGCGCAAGAAGGAATTAAAGCTTTAGCAGGTAGAGACTTAATAGGAATTAATCAGGCAAGAGATGTTGCAGGTAGAGCAGCTACAGGTGGACCAATGTTTGCCCAGTCTAGGTTTATGGGCGCACCAATTAGAAGTACATATAGTGCATCCCCTATAGAAACGGGGGTAAGAGGATTTTCTCCATTTGCATATATGCAAGCAGCTAGAGGTTTTGGAGGCAGAGATGCTGCTAGGCTTATGAATCCTTTTATAAGTAATGTTCTTAATAGGCAACAACAAAGAGCAACAGATAGATTTGCAGAACAACGAGCAAGAAGAAATCAACAAGCAATACAAGCAGGTGCATTTGGAGGTAGTAGACAGGGTGTTCAAGATGCAATAGCACAAAGAGAACTTAATGAATCTTTACAAGATATAGAGGCTAAAGCATTATCTGATGCGTTTACACAGGCTCAACAGCAGTTTGAACGAGATAGAACAGCACGATTCAAAGGATTAACTTCAGCAGATGCACAACAAATAGCATTAGCACAACAAAGATCACAAGAACAAATAGCAACAGAACGAGCAAAACAACAAGCAGCAGACCAAAATTTAAGAGCGCAAATAGCATCAGGACAGTTTGGGCAAGCAGCAGGTAAACTAGATTTACAAGCACAACTTGCTAATCAAAGAGCATTAGAAGCTGCATATGGTAGAGGACTAAGGGGTGCAGGAGTATTAGCAGGTTTAGATAGAACAGAACAAGCATTAGATATGTCAAGACTCAAGGCACTGTCTAGTGTAGGTGATACAAGACAAGCACTATTGCAGAAAGCATATGACCAACAGTATGAAGATTTCTTAGCACAAAGAGAGTTCCCATATCAGCAGTTAGAAAGATTTAGTGCAATATTACAAGGTATGCCAGCACAGCCTAGTTTTTCTGAAAGACGATTTGTGCCTTCTGCTAATCCGACAGCACAGTTATTAAGCACAGGACTAGGAGCATATGGTGCGTTTAGAGGATTAGGTGGTGGAGCAGGATAATGATAGATAGTAATATTAATAAATTAATATCTATAGCTGAGCGACAATCAGACCAACGATTAGCGCAAGAATTAAATCCACAAACACAGACAGGTTTGCTAGGACCTGCATTTATATCTGCATCTGAGTTATCGTATAGAAAAAAAATTAGGGATGAGGCACAAGCACAACCTATGCGAAGTCCTTCTATAGTTCAGCAGTTGGCACAATCAGCAATGTCACCCATGCAGCCTATGCCAACTGCACCTATGCCTATGCAACAACCTATGCCAATGCCTCAACAACCTATGCAAAGATTTAACAATGGTGGTATCGTTTTTGGAAATCCTTACTTAAATTTAGTAGAAGGAGAAGCAACAGATGTTTTAGGCAATTATCCATTTGATTTTGATGATAGTGGTAGATTAGTGAGAGGTCCATTTGTATCAGATGATAGTTCTGCATTATTGCCCTCTACTGATACAAGAGCGGATGAACTTATACAAGAAGCAGAAATAGAGAAAAATAAAATAGGACCACCATCAGTGCCATTTTTACAAGAAGAGTATAATAAACTATTGGAATTTAACGAACGTAAACAACAAGAAATAGCAGATAGAAATAAAAAACAAGAAGAAGAAAGAAGAAAAAGAAATATACAAGTAGACCAAGATAAATTATTAAGTCCTTTAAGACCGCCACAAGCAGACCCATTAGCAGGACAAATAGCTTCACCCGGAGCAGAACTTTTAGTTGCACCACCTAAAGACAACTCTCCATTAGATTTAAGAATTAATCCACGTCAGATTGATTTGCCACAAGCACCAGATACTAGAGATATACAAAGTCTTAATCCACAAGATATCATAAAAATGGCAGGACCTGCTGCTGTACCACCTTCTAATGAGGATGTAGAGAATGCAATAGTTAGAACAGGTACAGACCCTGATGCTGCAAATAAAAATAACCTTGATGCCAACAAACAGAAACAACTTAGTGATGATGATAAGGCACTACTTGGTAATGTAAAAACTATGGTATCTTCTGGTGTTGGTAGCGCAGCGCAAAAAGATATAGCTTATGCAGCATCATCTGACTATCAAGATTTAATTAACAAATCTATTGCTAAGATGACAGATGAAAAAGGTAGGATGCAGAATAAATGGTTACGTATTGCAGCCGGTGCTTTTAATGCAGCACAGAAAGGTTCTCCAACTTTATTAGGTGGTCTTGCTGACTTAGGTGCTGGTGTTACAGAACAATTATTAGCATTAGATGCAGATGAACAGAAACAAGCACAAGAATTATTTGCATTATATTCTGCTAGAGAAAAACTTAGATTAGATTCTTACAATTCTAAATATGATTTACAAAGAAATGAAAGAACAGACTACGCAACAAATGTAAAATCTTACAATGCAGATTTGGCTAGACTTTTAAATACAGAAATATCAGATGATTTTGAAGAGCAAGATGCATATGCAGAACTAGCGATACAATATGCAGATATGGGTATAAAACCTGCACAATATAGATATGCTAGATTTGTAAAAGAGATAGCAGCAAAGCAAGATGAAATAAATAATAAACCAGATATATCTGAAACTGAGGCAAGACAAGAGTTACAATCATACTTAGAAGATAATAAACATTTAAAATTAATTTATGATAATTACATGGATAGAGGTGATGTATCACAAGAAGAATGGATAGATACACCTTTACCCGGATTAAGAGAAAGAAGCGTTTGATAAAATAAAGTGGCAGAAAAACCAAGAAATACTCCAAATCCTTTTGAAATATTTGGAACAGCAAGTGGTACACAACCTGACCCCTTTAATATTTTTGATACTTATCGTAATTTACCAAAGGCTGAAACCTCTGAAGAGTTAGGCACAAAAGAACTTGATGACCCTAATCTACCTATATTTGGTTTAGGTAGAACTAATTTTACCCCTGAAGAAAACGACTGGATAGAAACTTTAATAGCTGCACCTAGAGGTACTCTACGTGGTTTAGCTAGAACTATACCTTTGCTTGGAGAAGGTGTATGGGGATTACTAGATTTAGCAACTAATCTTAGTGGGCAAGAGGATTGGTTGAATCCTAAAGAGAGTGCATTCATAGCTAGAATGGATGAACTGCGTGATGCTATAGGTGCAGAGGATAGTGTTGCTGGTAGAACTGGTGAAGCACTAGGTAGCATATTAGGTTTTGTAGGTACAACTATAGCTACGGGTGGTGCTGGAGCAGCAACAAGATTAGGTGCTGGTTACAACGCATTAAAAGCAGGAGAGTTAACTTTAGGCGGTGCAACTAAAAGTTTAGCAGCAGCAACACAGATAGCTTCACCCGGAGCAGCAGTAGGAGTTGCTGAAGCTAGTGAGAGGATGCGACAGTATGAAGCAGAGCAAGGTATAGACTTGTCTGTAGCTGATAGAAACTTAGCATACGCATTAGGTATACCTTTAGGTGCAACAGAAATCCTGCCTATTGTAAGACCTGCATCTATTCTTTTTTCTAAGATAACTAAATCAGGACTACCTAAAGAAACAGTAGATGGGTATGTAGATTTACTTAGGTCAGCATTTGTAACTGGTACAGCAGAGGGTATACAAGAGGCATTAGCTGGTATAGGACAAGATGCTATTGAGAAGGGTGTATATAACGAAGCAGCAACTATAGGTGAATCATTAGCATCTGACTTTGGATATGGTGGAGGTGCTGGTGCTATATTTGATGTAGGTGTAAATCTTTTAACTAAAGGTAGACCTAGACGTGGAGCAGGACCTGTGCCACCTGATGAACCGGATACGGGTGGATTATCAGGTACAGAAACTACAGAGGTTGAAGATGCATCTGTATTAAATGAAGGTAGAACAAGCACAGTAGGACAGTTTCAAGGTAGTGAAGAGATAATATTAGATAATGAATTTGAAGTGCCTAAAGATGCAGAGGGTGATGCGGTAATACCTCCTGATGTAAAAGTTGATGATGAAATAGATATGTATGATGCTCTTGGCAATCCATACAAAGCTAGAGTTACTGCCGTATCAGATTCTGGTAACGTAAAAGTTATTAATCAACAGGGTGAAGAAGTTGTTGCAGGTCTAAGTCCTACAGCAACTACATTTAATGTTAATAATTTAGATTATACGTTTCAAGTTGGTAAATTTCAGGGTAAAAAACCATCAGAATTAAATGAACAAGAAACCAATGAAATAATAATAGAATTAGAAAATTCGTTAAGTGATACAAAAAATTTAATGAATGTACCGGGAGGTTTGAATCCAGCTTTATTAGATTTAAACGCTATCAAATTACATCAAAAAAGAAAACAACAACCTTTAGATACAACTGTTGAGAATCAAACAAAATCTGGACCACAAGAAGAGATAGAAGCTAAAGCACAGTCTTTAAAAGATGAAGTACCTACTATACCGGATGTAGAACAACAAATACAAGTTGAAGCGACAAAACAACAACGTCAATCTGTTGCTCCTGAGTTACAGGGAAATCTTGATAGAGAGGTAGAACTAGAAAGAGAAATACAAGAAGCAGAGGATGCAGATGATTTAACAAAAGCAGATAACTTAAAAGAAGAACTGCAAGCTTTGAAAGAAAGCCAAACTGAGTTAATAAAAAAAGAAAAAGCACCTATAAGAAGAAGCAGACTTTTACAAACATTTACTAGACCAGATGGTGAGTTATTTACTGGTAGATTTCCTGATAGAGAAAGCGTTGATGCATATACAGATAGTAATCCAGTAAGAACTAAGAATAAATTAAATATTACAACTCCTGCTTATAAACAATTTAAAAATAAATATGACGCTTATGTAACAGAAGAGGTTAATACTGCATATGATAATGATACGAGAGACTTTAAGTTACAAAGTTTTAAAGATTTTGTGGCACAAGAACAAGGTAGTGTACAGATAGAAGATATACTAAGTCAGGCAAACTTAAAGAATATTGATACTACTGATGCAGCGTTTAAACGATTTCTTTTTCTTAATACAAAAAAATCTAATATAAAAGATTTAACTGGTTTACAAAGAAAAGATATATTCAGACAAATAGAGGCTTTGCCTACACAAACTAAAGTTAATACAAGCATAGATAAAGCGTTTAGTGAAAGCATAGATAACAGACAAGCATTTAATAAGGAAGAAGCTATAAAAGCTAGAGCCAAAGAGTTACAGAATAAATATACAAGAGATAGATTATTAGATATAGCTAAGTCTAGCGGAGTTGATGAACAGTTTATACAAGATGCTGTTGGTATAAGAGACAAAGCTACTATAGCTAGAGGTATAGCTAAAAAAGAAATAGATAATCAAATATCTGCTGAAGAAAATTATGAACAAATAGCATCAAGAGAAATACCAAATGTTCAAGTTAGAAAAGTTAAAACAAAAGCAAGTGATGTAGCTAGAGGTAGACAACAATATAGTGTTGTATATCCAGATGGTAAAATAATAAAAACTACAGTACCTGCAAATATAGAAGTAACAGAAGCTAAAGAGTTAGCTGCAAGACAAACATTTGGACAAAGAGTAGAACTTTTAGAAACACAAAATAAAAAATCTAAAGATGCACCTGAAGCATCACAGCAGGACTACATACAAGCAGTTACTAATTCGTTGTTTAAACGTAGTGACCCATTGGCAGAACTACGCTCTATAGCTGGACCACAAGTAAAACAAAGTAGAACGCCAGCTGCACAGACTGAACAAGTACAAGACTTGATAGAAGAAGCACCAGAGTTAGAAGTACCTGATTTATCTGGTATTAATTACCAAGGAAACTTATATAGATTTAAAGACAATATAAATGCTAGTGATTTAATAAACAATCTAAAGCGTATAGCTAAACGTAGTTTTCCTGATGCAGAAATTGTAGCAGTAGATAATTTATTTGATGAGGAAGGTAATGCAGTAGCAGGTGTAACTATTGGTGACATAATAGCTATAAATTTAGAAACTAATCCTGAAAATGGTAGACCTAGATTTGCCACACCTACTGATACTATTTATCACGAAGCTGTGCATTACTTTATAAATAATAATTATTTCAAACCAGAAGTATTACAAGTTTTAGCTGAGAATCAACAAAGAATTTTTGATATAGCACAAGCAAGATTAGGTAATGAAACAGTAGTTTTAGAAGATGGTACAAAAGTAACTAGACCTAGAGATGTAGGAACTTTTGAGGAAGCTGTTGCTATAGCATCCGGATATTACAACGAACAAAAATTACAGGGCAAAATTCCTTTTGAATTTACACCGGGAATCAGAAGAGTGTTTGAACCTATCTTTAAATTTTTTAATCAAGTTGCTAAATACTTTAGTGGCAAAAAATACAGAAGATTGGAAGATGTGTTTGATGCTATAAGAACAGGTGATTTATATCAAGATGCTGTAGACAATCCTAAGATACTAAGTCCACCACAAAAACAATTTCAGGAAGAGTTGTTTTTACGAACTGGATATGTAGGTGCTTACAAAGGTGGACCAATTACAAAAGACATGAATGTTGCCTATGACGCTGATAAAAATATGCGACCTTTATATAGTCGTACACCTGATTTTGGTGGTATAGAAGTTAAAGCTAGTCGTATGGGTTTTAGAATTAATTTATTAGATAAAGCTATTAATAATACTAAAACTAAATCTACAAAATCTGATAAGTGGATAGTAACAAATAAACAAGGACAAAAATTATTAACAGGTTCTAACATAACTTTTAGTCCAGATTATTTACTAGAGACAAAATTAGATGAATGGTTGGATGAACAAGTTGATACAGTAACTTTGGATAATGGTTCTCAACAAACAAAACCTAGAGAAGTAACTATAGATGAAATAAAAGAATATGTAGAAGCTAATAGTGGTGTTATTTCTGTTCAAGTATCGGGTGGCGATTCTGCTTTATTCATAAGAGCAACAAGTCTTAGTGAACAAGAAACTATAAACTATTATCAAAATGAAATACAAAATAGTATAGAAAGTTTAAACAATTTAACTTCTAAGATACAGTCATATTTAGTAAACAAAGAGGATATATATAAATCTTTAAAAGAAAAGTTTTATACAGGTCCTAGTGACCAATCATCTGCTGCATTTTATGATTTAGTCAGGCATAAAGATGAAATAAAAAAAGCTTATAAAAAATTAAATTTAGCAGTAGAAGTTAATGTAGATGAGAATTTTGATATTTTATTGCAAGCACTAAATGTTGAAACTAAATCCCCTGATTTTCTTTTCTCTGATGTAAAAGCAGGAGAGATAGAAACAGCTATAAATAATTTAACTTTATCAGGTCAAATATTTGCAGAGAAAGAATCTTTACGTAAGGCAGACCCTGATGGATATCTATCAAGATTTTTAGTTGCTTTAGAAAATAGAGAAGTAGTTACTGATCCTGTCATAGAGATATTAGATGAAATCAATACAGATATGTTGGACGAAGGAACAATGTATCAAAGTTTAGATTTACGGGATGAAAAATTAACTTCTTTGATAGAACTAAGAAATGATGCTAAAAGAAGAAACGAATATTTTTCTAAGATGTTATATGGTAGTGGTTCTATAGGTTCTGTAAATCCTACTTTAATATCAAGTTTTAATACAGCTGGTTATGCAACTAGACCGGGATTTAACATTGACACAACTAGTGGTGAATTTAGTGATATTCAAAGAATGTTATTCCGTGCAGTTAAAGAAGGCAACTTGAATAAATCAGAACCACAAATAGTAGCAGAGTTTAAACAAAACATTCCACAAGAAACTAGAAATTTAACACAAGAAGAATTAGATAGATTTACTACAAATCGTGAATTTATAGATGAAGGTTTTGGAACTAGAGTACAAGTAGAAAATAGTAGAAATTTTATATACACATATAATCCGGGAGAGGCACAAAAGCAAAGAGGGTTTTATGCAAATCCACATTTTTCATATACAAAAAATCAATTTGCACACGCTAGAGTAAAAGATGTATTTATATTAGATAACAATAATAATCTAAGAAAAATATTATTTGTAGATGAAATACAGTCAGACATGTATGCACATGTTGTTAATGCTATGAATAGATATCTTGAGGATACTAATCAAACAGATAGGTCAATAAATTCATTAACATCAGAGGAAGTTAAAACAGCATTAAAAGGCTCTCCTATGACTAAGAACATGCCAATAGTTCCATTAATAGGTTTCCCAAAACCTAATTTTAATAAATGGCAAGATTTTATGATTGATGAAATGAATATGGTTGCTGTAAACGAGGGATATGATGGAATAGCTATAGCAAGCACAGCAATTCAAGCAGAAAGAAATGAGAGTAATTTAAGAAATAATTTTAATTTTTTAAGTTTTTATCCTTCAGTTAATTTAAAAGATATTAATATTACAAATACAGGTATAACACATGCACCCTCTGGACAAACAGTAGGACAAAGTGTTTTATTACAACAAGGATATTTAACACAGTTTGAAGCATCCGATACTCTTAGCAATATAAATGGAATAAAAGGTGCAGCTGCACAATACTTTGCAGATGTATTTTCAAGAGATACAAGTTCATATGAGTTTAGTTCTTATGTAAATCATGCACGTTTAATTGGTATGACAGATGGATTTATAACTAAAGATATGAATATACCTTTAGCAGAATCAGGAGATATAACAAATTTTTATATACAAAATGTTAACTATTTAGGCAGTAGAGCAGAAGATAAAGTTGGTAGTGTTACTACAATTCTTCCTAATGACCTTGCTGATTTTATTATAGGGCAAATAAAGAATGGAATAAGGTCTCCCATGCAAAGACCCGACATTAATCTTATAACTGCTGAAGAAGTTAGAACAGAAGATGGTAGAAGTATTATAGACCCTCAAAGATTATTACGTAATGCAGGTAATCAAGAACCATTAGGTGCTGGTTATATTAATTTTAGAAAATTAACTCCCGGACAAACACAACAGTTTTTTGCTAAATCAGGATGGGATATTTATAGTGATTTATATCCAAATAAATTTAAAAAATCTTTAGATAAATTAGGTGTTGAGTTTAATGTAGAGGGTAAGTCTGTAAAAGATATATTGGCTGAAGTAGATAATGAGTTGACAATAGACAATGCATTAGACAGAGACTTTCATTCTAATAGATTCTTTGATACACCTTATGATGAACTAATACAAGAAGAACAAAATCAAGTAGATGAAATAATATTTAGATTAAAAGGAGAAATAAATAATAGGAAGGGTAGCACTTTATTATTACAAACAGCATTTAAAGATGGCGCAAGACTACTTAATAAAGGTCAGCCTACAAAAAAACATCAGTCAAGGTTTAATGTGCCTGTGTTTACTTTTGATACTGATGCGCAAGTAGTAAATAAACCTGCTAAATATTCTAGTACACCAGCAGATGCACAGAAAGCTAGTTATTGGAAAAGAATTGTAGACTTTTTAGGCAACCTTACAGAAAGTAAATACTTTAGTGGTTTAGGTTCATTACCAGAAAGAAAAGAATATCAAAGAATTAAAGGATTAACTGCTGGTGAACTAACAAAAGTAGAAAATGTAGCTAAAGATTTTTACAACAATTTAGCACCATATTTTAATCCAAGAAAATCAGGTAAATCTAAACAAGAACTTAATAAAAATATAGAAGAGTTTAATGCTTACATAGAAGGTGGTAAGGATGCAGACTCTGCGCTTATAACTGATGAAGGTTTAAGAAAACAAGCTGTTAAAAGTAAACAAGCTATAGACAGAATAGGACAAATGTTAGTAGCAAGAGGTTTGTTGCCAAGGTCAACATTTGAAAAAAATAGAGGAACGTATTTGCCTTTGTTATATATGAAGCATATTTTAAACAATCCTTCAGGAGTTAAATTTTCATATACAAAAGCACGAAAAGATTTGTCAGATGAAGCTAAATTAATATTAGGTGATATAACAGAGTTATCACCAGAGTATAGAGTATTATCAGGCATTCAAAGACCATTGCGTGATATGGCTATATTAGACTTTTTTAATCAAGTATCTAGGAATCAACAATGGGCAATACGTAATGATGATATGTTAGTGACTATTGAGCAAGGTGGAGTAGAACAAAAAGTTAGTGCTTTATGGTTATTAGAAGAGGCTAAAAGATTAAGAGAACAGGCTACATACTTTGAAGTAGGACAGCCTGAACAAGCACAATCTATGAGAAGTCTTGCAAAACAGTATGAAGATTTAGGTATGCCAGTAGCAGAAAGACTCGGCTATGGTGCAGATAAACCTTTAGATGAAAACTTTAAACGATTACCTACTACTAAACAGTATGGAATGATGAGAGGTGTAGCTGTCAGAAAAGAAATTTATGATGATGTCATAGGCACTTTTACTATGGGTGATACTGATAATGCATTTAGTAAAGCTATAGCTGCTTTAGAAAAAGGCACAAGTATATGGAAGTTAATGAAAGTGCCTTTGAATCCACCAACTGTAGTACGTAACGTGGGTTCTAATATGATACTTATGAATCTAGTAGGTGGTGTGCCTATACATAAAGTTATACCTAGAATGAGACAGGCAATATCAGAAATAAACAATGGAGGTACATACTGGAAGATAGCACAAGATTATGGGATTCAAAATACACAATTCTCCAGACAAGAAATGCTACAAATAAGTGAGCAATATTTAGATTTAATGCAAGATGTAGACCCATTAGGACCAGTTGCTAAGTTTTTTAGAATGCCAAAATTTTTAGCTGCAAAAATAGGTAAGACTGCTGGTGATGTATACCAATTTACAGAGTCAGTAGGCAAGACTGCAGTAATAATAGATGCTATGGAAAGACAAGGACTATCTGAGTTTGATGCTTATCAACTTGCACAGAAAGCATTATTTGATTATTCAGATGTACCTATGGCTGGTAAGTTATTTAGAAAAGCACCTATAGGTATGCCTTTCTTTACGTTTTATTACAAAGCATTTCCAGCTTTAGTAGAAACAGCTATTAATCATCCGTTTAGATATGCACCATATGTAGCATTATCAGCTGGGCTTACACAACTTACCGCATATGCATTTGGATTTGAAGATGATGAAGAAGAAAGATTACAAAAGTCTTTAGAACCTTGGCTTGCTAGAAGGACAGGTGTGTATGTATTACCTTTTAAAGATACAGATAATAGATATCAGTTTTTAGATATAGGTTATTTCTTTCCTTGGACTATGTACACAGATGCAGCAAGAGATGTTGCTAATGGTGATTTTTTTGAAGCGCAAAGGACAACAGGATTTTTATCAGGACCTTTCTCAGATATTTTCTTAGCAATCAAAACAAATAAAGACCCATTTACACAACGTACTATATGGGATAAGCGTGATCCTGTAGAAGATAGAATACAAAATATGTTTTGGTATATGTATAGTTTAGGTATGCCATCATGGTTAACACCTAATGGTGCTATAAGTAAAACTGTTAAATCATTACAAGATATACCTAGACCTAATGGTTCACCCGGAGATACTATACCTCAATCAATATTAAGATTTGTTGGTGTAAACGTATATGGTATAGATACAAAAGATACAAGAACAAGAAATATAAAAGCTATGGAGAGAGAGTTAGAAGATATAAAACAAAGATATAGATTTCGTAGAAGAGATGCACGTTCTAAAGGTGAAACAAAAGAGCAAAAAGAAAGACAAAGGCAAGCTTATATGCAACTACTAAAAGAGAAGAAGCAAGAACTACAAAACTATAAAATAGATACAGCATTACCTAGAAGTGTTTTAGAAAGAAGGAGTAGATTCCAAGATGGACAGAGATAAATTAGTAAAAGAAATAATACAAGACGAAGGTTTTATTTACGAAATATATCACGATCATTTAGGATATCCCACGTTTGGCGTTGGACATTTAGTAATACCAAGAGATAAAGAGTATGGACAACCAGTAGGTACACCAGTATCTGAAGAAAGAATATTAGAATGTTTAAACTATGACATAGATATAGTATGTATGGAACTAGATAAGAACATGCCTTGGTGGAAAGATTTAGATGATGATAAACAAAGAGTTTTGGCTAACATGGCATTTAATTTAGGATTACCTAGATTGGGTAAGTTTAAAAAATTTTTGAAGGCTATGGAGGAGGGAGATTTTCAAACAGCTGCTGTTGAAATGATGGATAGTAAATGGGCAACACAGGTAGGAAACAGAGCCAAAAGGTTGAGAGATAGAGTGGCAGATGACCCAAGTATTTGATCTTATATCTACACTAGGACTGCCTATAGCTAGTGGATTAATAATGGCTTTCTTCATATTCTTAGTAATGAAACAACTTATGGATGGTCTAGTGGATGAGATCAAAACTATAGAGGGTATATCTAAGATGCTTATAACTAGAGCATCGACAATGAATAACGATATCATACGTATAGATACCAGTGTATCTAGCGCACTTAACATATCGCCAGACTTAGAACGTATAGCCAGAGCAGAGAACTTTGTAGAGGATGGCAGTATAGATGCAAGGCGAGACTGATGGATTTAGATATTGCCAAATTAGTACAGGACTTTGGTTTTCCTGTGGTTATGGTTATAGGTCTAGGATATTTTGTATACTTTGTATGGCAGACTATTACTAATAAGATAGACCCAGCAGTTGCCGAAATGAAAACAACAATCATTAGGCTAACAGATCAACTCAGATTATTAGATCAAGACATGATACGTTTGCAACAGAAAGTAAATACAGTTTTAGAACTTAAAGAAAAAGAAAAGAAACATGAAAGACAGAAATGAAATACTATCTATTCTAGGTATTATCTTAATATTGTTAGCTATAACTTTATCTGTAGGAGCAGATGAAATGACACACAAGTTTAAGAATCCTAGTTTTTCAGGTGTTGGTACGTCTAGTCATTATTTAACTATAGAGAATCAAGAGTTTTCTAGGAAAGAAGCTTTACGTGAAGAGATAAAAGCTTATCAAGAAGATTTAGAACGTGAAGCTGATAACACTACTTTAGCCCGCTTCATACGAAATTTGGAATCGAGAATCTATGCCCAGCTGTCGAGGCAGTTGGTTGATAGTTTGTTTGGAGAGACAGCATCTGACTTTGGTATCTTAGAATTAGAGGGTAATACTATTGAGTATAAGGTTGAAGATGACAAAGTTACATTATTAATTACAGATGAAGAAGGCAATACAACAGAAATTACTGTACCTCTCGGTTCTTTTACTTTCTAACTGTGCATTAATTATACCTCCGTTAGAGAATGCTATACCTCCAGTAAGAGATATAGAGCCTGCAGAAATAGGTGTTTTATTAACTAAGTTATCTAATGTAAATAAACCTATAAAGAAACCTGTGGTCGCTGTTTACACGAAGTCTTTTAAGGATAATACAGGTCAGCGTAGAAGTAATAGTCAGTATGCTAGTTTTAGTACAGCAGTAACTCAAGCACCTGATGCATATTTAATTAGAGCATTAAAACATTCAGAAGTTTTTGATGTAGTAGAACGTACAGGTTTAGATAATCTTACAAAAGAAAGACAGATTATACGATCTGCTAGAGAAAAGTTTGATGAGAAACAAGAATTAAAACCTTTGTTGTTTGCTGGTTTGTTGATGGAAGGTGGTGTAATAACTTATGAAACTAATGTTAAATCTGGTGGTGCAGGCGCAAGGTATCTAGGTATTGGTGCATCTAAAGAATATAGACAAGACTCAGTAACAATATCCTTACGAACTGTATCTGTTTTGACAGGCAAAATATTAATAGAAGTGTTAGTTACTAAGACAATACTTAGCGCATCTATATCATCTGATGTGTTCAAATTTTATACAAATGATACTGAATTAGTTGAAATAGAAAGCGGTATAGTAGAGAATGAGTCTATAAATATTGCTTTGCAAATGGCTATTGAGACGGCTGTATTGCAAACAATAGAGGAGGGTTATGAAGAAGGCTATTGGAAACATAAACAGACTGATATTAGTAAGCCTAGTTGCGATGATGAATGTATCGCTAATATACGGGGCTGATAATGAAATATTTATAGATCAGTCAGGTGCTACATCTAACTTAGACATAGAACAAGTTAATGGTGGTGGTAATATTATTGGTGGTGCTGACGCAGCAGCAGGTTCAATGACTGCTCTTGATTTAGATGGAACAAGTATGACGTTAGATATACTACAAAAAGGTAGCACAAATAAATTTTTGGGTGATATATGGGCTGATAGTTACACTGGTTACTTTCAATTTATAGGTGATACAAACACTTTTAATATGTCTACTGACGAGACAAATGCAACTGGAGCAGATGGTTCTAATGTAAATGTACAAGTAACAGGTAATACAAACACCATGACTCTTAATCATGCTATGACTGCACTCGCAGCTAACTTAGATTTAGATTGGATAATACAAGGGGGAGGCAATAGTATTACAGCAGCTATAGATGTAGATGGTGCAACTAACTACATGGATATAGATGGTGATGATAATACTGTAACCTATGA